ATCTCGCGTGCGCAAAAAAGTCCCCGATAAATTTTCGGAAAGGAGGGCAGCGGCGTGAATCAGGTCATTGATTTCACCAAAATGCAGATTGGCAAAAAAGGTGGCGGAAAACATTGGACCAAAAAGGAAGTCGAGGCCAGGAAGAACGCCGCCGCCAAGTTAACGAGAAAGAAAAAAGTCAATCTCAAAATGCCGGGGTGGCTTGACGAAGCGGCGCAAGCCGTTTGGAAAAAGACGCTCCGGGACATGAAAGAGTTCGACATATTAGATAAAGTCGATGAGGACGTTCTGGCTGCGTATTGTGATGCTGTTGCGCGACACAAAGAGTTATCGCAAATGATTAGGGAAAAGGGTTATTACGTCATGAATGCGGCCGGATCGTTTGTTGAAGCACCTTGGGTTAAGACACAGCTTAGTTATGCAAGGCTGATCGTCCAATATTCGGACAAACTCGGGCTTAACGCAAACGCACGGGCGAGATTAGCGAAGAGAATAGCAGACGAGGAAGTTGATCCTAATGCAGATCTCTTCGACTGATCTGGAGCAACTTCACCCCACGCACCGCTATGCGGTCGAAGTAGTGAGTGGACTTCGAAAGCCCGTGTGTAAGCGAGAGTGGCAAGCGTGCGAGCGTCATCTAAAAGACTTGCAGCGCCAGGGAACCGAAGAGTTCCCTTTTGTTTTTGATGAGACTCGCGCGGATCGCATTTTCGACTGGTTCGAGAAATGCTGTCGGCACGTCCGGGGGCCGTTCTCGGGGCAGTTGATAGAATTGCTCCCGTTTCAGAAGTTCGATCTTGGATGCTTGTTCGGATGGGTCCATAAAGACACTGGCCGCCGGAGATTCAAAAAGTCATTCAACATGCGTGCGCGGGGCAATGTCAAGTCAACCGAAATGTCTGGCATCGCGCTTTATGGGATGTGCGGTGACTGTGTTTATCCTCCCGGACGACCTGATTTGCGGCGATATGAAGAATCGCCGGAAGTCGAATGTGCGGCAGTGGACAAGGAGCAGGCAAAACGGGTCTGGGGCGACGCAAAAGCGATGGGGGAGAAAAGCCCAGACATCCTGAAACGCCTTAGAATCCGCAGGACATACATCGAACATATCACGCGCGGCGGGCATCTCCGGCCCTTGTCAAAAGACACGAAAAACAAAGACGGCGGCGCGCCCTGCATGTTCATCATCGATGAATACCATGCACATCTGACGAGTGAAATTCATGACGTAGGCTGGTCATCGTTCGGGAAACGGTGGCAATCGCTCATGGCGATCATCACGACGGCTGGAAAGGACGCCGAAAACAACCCGTGCAAAAAAGAATACGACATTTGCTGCAAAATCCTTGACGGCGAAATCGTGGACGAGAGCTATTTCGTAATGATCCGTGAACTTGACCCAGAAGATGACCCGCATGACGAAAGCGTTTGGCCGAAGGCAAATCCTGTTTTGCACGTGAAAAACGAATATTCGCAAGAACTGTATGAACAGATCAAACGTGAACACGACATCGCCTATGGGTCGGGCGACCCCGACAAAATCCGAGAGTTTCTGATTAAGCGCTGCAATCGTTGGCAAGCAGACAGTGAAAACAAATACATGTCTGGCTGCATGGACAAATGGAAGGCGCTGGGCATTCCGCGCAGTAAGTTCTTGGAGTTGGTTCGCAAACGCGAATGTTGGGTCGGCTTGGACTTGTCCAAACGGACTGACCTTACCGCAGACGGCTTTGTATTCAAACTGGATGGCAAAACGCCAGTTGAAACAAAGGCGGGAACCATATATCCGCTGTATGCTGTCTGTGCTCACGGGTTTATGCCATCCGAAGGAGTAACGAGACACGAGCACTCCGACCGAGTGCCATATAAATACTGGGCAAAAGAAGGCTGGTGTACCATCACGGAGGGTTCCGTCACGGATTACCACTACATCAAAAGTCACATCCACGACCTTGAATTTGATGAGAAGTGGAAAATCCGTGAAATTTGTTATGACCCATACAACGGAACGCACTTGGCTACGGAGTTTGAAAGCGAAGGGTATGTGTGCGTTGAAATTCGCCAAGGGGTCCAAACACTTTCCGAACCGACGAAGTTTTTCCGTGAACTTGTCCTTCAGGGGAAGATTATTCACGACGGTAGCCCACTCTTGACGTGGTGCCTTTCGAATGCCGTGGAAGTGAAGGACAACAACGGAAATATCAAGTTGTCCAAAAAGCACAAAGATGACAGTCAACGTATCGACCTAATTGCGGCCATTTTGAATGCTATGGTGCGTGCTATGGTCGATGAAAATAAGACGTCCGTTTATGAACGCCGTGGCGTCATCGTTATATAAGGGGGTGATGGAAACTGAAAATCAGGATTCCGTTTACGAACCGATTTTTGAATATCACCACGCTTTCCAATCCTGACCGTTGGCTGGTTGAAGAACTCGGTGGTGGAAAGGTAAAATCAGGCGTCGTAGTGAATGAACAGTCCGCGCTTCGCGTCACGGCGTACTTGGCGGCAGTGAAAATCATCTCCGAGACGGTGGCGTCGCTCCCGCTGATCGTTTACCGGCGGATCCAACCCCGTGGGAAAGAACGTGCGCCGGATCATCCGTTGTATACCGTGCTACATGACCAAGCGAACAGCGAGATGACAGCCTATCAGTTCCGCGAAACGCTACAAGGTCACATATTGAACTGGGGCAACGGGTACGCGGAAATTGAGCGAGACGGTGCCGGCCGCGTAATTGGATTGTGGCCGCTCCTTCCTGATCGAACGTGGCCTGAACGGGATCAGGAGACGCAACGATTGCAATACCGCACGATACTTCCTGACGGACAACAGATTTTGCTTCCATCTGAACGAGTGTTGCATATTCCGGGCTTTGGTTTCGATGGTCTGGTCGGATACAACCCGGTGAAACTGGCGCGGGAAGCAATCGGGATGGCGCTGGCGGCTGAACAGTTCGGTGCCGATTTTTTTGGAAATGGCGCAAAACCATCTGGAATTGTTGAATATCCCGGAAGATTGAGCGATGAAGCATATAAGCGATATAAAGAAGAAGTGCAGGAAGCGCATGGCGGGCTTGGCAAGCAACATCGTTTGATGGTACTCGAAGAAGGCCTTAAGTACCATCAAGTCACAATTCCGCCTGAAGAAGCGCAGTTTCTTGAAACGAGAAAATTCCAAGTTGCTGAGATTGCCCGGATTTTTCGCGTTCCGCCGCATATGCTTGGTGACTTGGAACGGGCGACATTCTCGAATATTGAGCATCAAAGCATCGAGTTTGTCGTCCATACCATCCGACCGTGGCTAGTGCGCTGGGAACAGGCGATCCGAATGAAACTTTTAACTCCTGCCGAACGGCGGGAGTTTTTTGCTGAATTCCTTGTTGACGGCCTTCTGCGCGGTGATATCGAAAGCAGATACAATGCCTATGCTGTTGGCCGGCAAAATGGCTGGCTATCCGCCAACGACATCCGGGAAATGGAGAACATGAACCCGGTTCCTGGCGGGGATGTTTACATGGTCAATGGCAACATGGTGCCGATAGATCAGGCCGGGGAAGGTGGTGAGAACAACAATGGCTAAGTTTTGGAATTTCAAAAATCTGTCGGAAGAAGAAACCGAACTGCGAATCGAAGGTGAAATCGTAAGTGATGATGACGCCTGGATTTATGAATTTTTTGGCGTCCAACATGCCGCACCCAACGCATTCCGTCAAGCATTAGCCGAACATAGGGGCAAAAACCTCACAGTTTGGGTGGATTCCTGGGGTGGAGATGTATTCGCCGGAATCGGCATATACAATGCTATCAAGGAACACAAGGGTAAGGTTACGGTGAAGATTGACGGAAAAGCGGTGTCAGCAGGCTCAATTATCGCAATGGCTGGCGATGAGGTATTGATGAGTCCCGGCAGTATGATGATGATCCATAACGTCTGGGGTGTGGCGGTGGGCGAAGCAAAAGATTTGCGGCACCAGGCTGATGTGTTTGATGAGATCAAAGAAGGGCTTATCAATATTTATCAAAATCGCACTGGTCTAAGCCGCAACAAAATTTCCCGCATGATGGACGAAGAAACATGGATGAGCGCGAGAAAAGCCATTGCGGATGGCTTTGCTGATGGGATGTTGTATACGACAACACAGACTGACGACGAACCGTTGCAAAATGCCTTCTCATTGAGTCGCTTGGCGATCCAAAACAGCGCCGATACCGCAATGAGGCGGTTTTTTGAGCAGTGGCGGAAGATGCAACTGCCGGATAAACCAACACCCGAGCCGCAAAACAAGCGGCTTTTTAATTTGCGCCGGAAACGGCTTGAACTCATTGAAAAAATCTAAAGGAGAGTGGTCTGAGGTGAAGGAAATCCTCGATCTGCGGCAGAAGCGTGCCGCACTGGTAAACCAAGCCCGTGAAATTCTCGACCGGGCGGAAAAGGAAGAACGCAACCTTTCGGCAGACGAAGAAGCGCAGTATGACCGCATCATGAACGATGTGGAAGCCTTGCGCAAGGAAATCGAGCGAAAGGAACGTCTGCATGATGCCGAGCGCGAACTGAATCAATCGCTTGGCGTTATTGCCGGCGGCCGGATTAACCCCGGTGCAAATGGGGAACCGGCTAATCTGCGGACCTCGAAAGAGTACCACGAAGCGTTCTGGACGGCGCTGAAAGCCGGTCGAAACGCGCTGACGGCGGATCAATACCGGATGTTGCAAGCGCCGGAAATCAAAAACCTGGTCATCGGCACGGATGCCGCAGGTGGCTATCTGGTGCCGGACGAGTTCGAGCGCACGCTGGTGCAGAAGCTCGAAGAACAAAACGTCATGCGCCAACTAGCGACGGTCATCACGACCGCTTCCGGTACGCGGGAGATCCCTGTCGAAGCCGACTACGGCACGGCGTCCTGGCTTGGTGAAACGGCGCAGTATCAAGAAAGCGATGCGACGTTCTCCCAAGTGACGCTTGGCGCGTACAAACTCGGCACGATCATTAAAGTGTCCGAGGAGCTTTTGAACGACTCGGCATTCAACATCGACAACTACGTTGCCAGCGCGTTCGCTCGCCGCTTCGCCAAAGCCGAAGAAGCCGCGTTTGTGAATGGTGACGGCTCGGGCAAACCGACTGGCGTCGTTCAGAGCGCCGAAGAAGGCAAGGTTGGAGCCGCCGCAAACGCTGTTACGGCTGACGAACTGTTCGATCTGTATCATGCCCTGCGCCGTCCGTATCGGCGGAACGCAACCTGGCTGATGGCCGACAGCACGGCGAAGACTGTGCGGAAACTTAAAGACAACGACGGCCAATATTTGTGGCAACCTGGTCTGCAAGCCGGCCAACCCGACGTCTTGCTTGGCCGCCCGGTGGCGATCTCTGACGACGTTCCGGCTATGGCTGCCAGCGCCAAGTCGATCCTGTTCGGCGACTTCTCCTACTACTGGATCGCCGACCGTGTTGGCCGCGTGATGCAGCGTCTGGATGAGCTGTACGCGGCGACGGGACAAGTCGGTTACCGGATGTACCAACGTGTTGACGGCAAGTTGATCCTGCCGGAGGCTGTCAAATACTATCAAAACGCCGCGTCTTAATTCTAGGGGGCCAATCGGCACCCTTTCCCTTAACAGGGGGTGATTGGACTGAAAGTCAAAATCAACGTTAGTATTGCATCGGCAGATTGGAGTTATCACCCGGGGCAGATCGTCGATCTTCCTGATGACACAGCAAAAACCTGGATCAAAAGCGGTATAGCGGAGGTGGTTGATGATGGCGCTGAAGCTGATAACCCCTCCGGCAAGCGAGCCGGTAAGCCTGGACGAGGCAAAGGCGTATCTGCGGATTGATACCAACGATGAAGATGCGCTCATTTCCGGACTCATCGCTGCGGCACGGGAATATTGTGAGTCGTTCCAGAATCGCGCCTACATTACGCAGACATGGGAACTGTCGTTTGACGACTTCCCGAACATGCCGCTTAAACTACCGCGCCCGCCGCTTGTGAGCGTGGAAAGCGTGAAGGTTATCGACACCACTGGTGCAGAAATAACGCTTGACACGTCCGATTACATTGTGGACACCGATTCCGAGCCAGGGCGTATCGCTTTCGCCAGCGGTAAATGTTGGCCGAGCGTTGAACTTTCGCCCGTGAACGCGGTGAAAATCCGGTACACTGCGGGATATGACGACGCGCAAAAGGTGCCGCAGTCGGTGAAACAAGCGATGCTGATTTACATTGCTCATCGGTACGAAAATCCCGATACGGACGACGTGCCCGAAGTGGTGCGGACGCTGCTGTGGCCGGACCGGGTGGTGCCGATATGAGCAAAAGCCTTTTGGCGCGGATGAAACACCGCGTCACCATCTGCCGCCTTCCCGGCCCGGATGATACCGATGAATACGGCCAGCCGTTGGATGATCCGATCCCTGTTGCTACCGTTTGGGCCGCAATTGAACCGCTCCGTGGCCGGGAATACTTCGCCGCTATGTCCGAACACGCCGATGTCACAACGCGGATACGCATTCGATACCGAGAAGATGTTGACCGGACGATGATTGTTGAATACGACGGAACAACATTCGAGATTCTGCACATCATTCATCCGGAATTCAATCGGCGTGAGCTGCAGCTTATGTGCAAGGAGCGTCAATGATGGCGCGCAGGGATACGATTATTGGATTTAACGAGTTGATGCGTGACTTTGAACGCCTCGGCAAGGTGCCGCAAACAGCAGCCACAAGAGGCGCACAAGCAGGCGGCAGAATCGCACTTAGGGCGGCAAAGGCGCTTGCTCCCGTCGATACCGGCGAACTGCGAGATGGTATCATCCTTAAAGGCGAAAAGAACCGGGTACGCGGGAAAAAGGTCTACGACGTGATGATGGACCCGGCGAAGAACCACATCTTTGTTAAAACGACCAAAGAAGGCAAGCGATACTACTACCCGGCATCTCAAGAATATGGCTTTCTAACGGTCGATGGTGGGTACATCCCGGGCTATGGTTTCTTGCGCCGGTCTGTTGATGACAACGCCGAGGCAATAGAGCGAAAAATCCTCGAAGTCGCTGGCAAAGAGGTGGACAAGGCGCTGCGGAAAGGTCAAACGAAAGGACGGTGAGCGGATGCAGGATTTCGAGCAGGCGCTGCATGAGGAGATCGTGAATGCTATCCCGGCGCTGGACGGTCGTGTCTATCCGCTCTTCGCGCCGGAGGCGACCAAGCACAACGGTGTCCCATATTTGATCTATGCGTCCAGCGAAGGATTGCGGGACAAGACGCTGGATGGCTATCTCCTGTCCAAGGAAGTTCGAGCCGAGCTGAACGTTGTTGCAGAGCGGTACAGCGACATGAAGGCGATCACGAAACAAGTGATCGCCTTACTTATTGGCCTCGAAGGTCGGCAGATGGGGGCAGATGGCCCCTACATTGAGGAGCTTAATTATGAAATGCCAGTCGAACTTTACGAGAATCAGCCTAAACTCTATCGCTGTCTCGTGGAGTTTTCGGCTTATTTTGCAGAGGAGGATTGATAGCAGTGACCAAAAGAGCAGTACGGTCAGTTGGGACAAAGATCAAGATTGGCCAGAATTTTATCGGCGATCTCTCCAGCATCGGCTCGCCGTCGATCACGCAGGAGGAGCTCGATGTCACGACACTTGATAGTGAGGGCGGCTATCGGGAGGTTATCGCGGGCTTTAAGGACCCGGGAGAGGTGCCGATCTCTGGCTTTTTTGTGCCGTCTGATCTTGGTCAGGCGGACGTTTACGCCGCACTTGAGTCGGGAGATATTCAAGATTTTGAGATCATCTATCCCGCAAAGCTTGGGACGTCGTGGAGCTTTAAGGGCATCATCACGGCGTTCAATGTGACGGCAGAGACGGAGGATGCCATCGGTTTTGAGGCGACTATCCGCGTAAGCGGCAAGCCGTCGCTCGATACTGGCGTCAGCACGGGCTTGACGGCTCTTACTTTGACTGGCGCTGACGGTGTGCTGTCGCCCGGTTTTGAGCCCGCCGTCCAATATTACACCTTTGACGGTGTAACAGACCCGAGCTTTACGGTTACGGCAACGGCGGCTAACCATCGGCTTGCCTTGTACGTGGACGGCGTTTACAAAGAGGACCTTGTCAGCGGTCAGCCGTCCAGTCCGGTGGAATTTGGTACGGTGAAGAGCCGTAAGGTGACGATCGTAGCCAAAGAGTCCGGCAAGGCGTCGGTCGCTTACGAGATCGTTGTCGTATCGGCAGATTAATTTTTAGCCCGAGGCTTAACCGTCTCGGGCTTATCATTTGAGGAGGGATTTGGATGAGCAAAAACAACGCCGGAGTAGTCATCATCAATCTTGACCGTCCCCGTGAGTTACGGTTTACCCATAGCGCGCTTAAAAAGGCGGTTGCGCTCACGGGTAAGAGCTTGGAAGAGATTGAGCAAAGCGGATTTGCGGATTTTGAACTTGTGGAAAAGTTGGCGTACTGCGCATTGCTCAAGGATGCGAGAGAAAACAACGAGCAGTTGGAGCTGGAGGACATAGAGAAACTGCTCGATCATGTGGATACCTGGGCAGACATTCCGAAGGCGCTGACTCGCGCATTTATGCTGGCGTTTGGGGTTGATCCCGACGCAGTTGATGCAGGGGGAAACTCCCAGCGGCCGGGGGAATAACCGGCGAACGGACACCGTTTGACTTTGATGAATCATATCGGGTTGCTCGATTGTTTGGCATATCGTTAGCGGATTACCACGATATGACGCCTCATGAGTTGCGGCTTGCTGCCGACGCAGAGCGGCATCGTCGGCAGAGCGATTATGCCTTGGCTGTCACGCAAGCCTACTATACGGCCGCGTGGTTACGGTCAAGCAAGATGCCGCGGCTTAATGAGGTGCTGCGCAAACTCCGACCGAAAGAGCCGTTAAAGCCGCAAACGCCGGAAGAACAGTTTAAACAGATGATGCTATGGCATGCACGCCTGGAGAGGAGGGAGACAGTTGGCGATAGTACGTAACTTAATGGTCCGCATCGGCGCGGACTTTAGTGATTTGCGTAAAGGCATGGACGGCGCGACAAGTAGGCTCAATCAATTTGCGCGAGATACGCGCCGAGCAACAAACGAGATCCGCGGCCGCAAGGGTATCGGGGGTATCAACACTGAACTCAAAAATCTCGGGCGTACCGTCACTGACTCGCTCAGCCAAGTAAGCGGTGCAAAAGGCTTGGGTGGTATCACTAGAGCGCTTGGCGGTCTCAAACCCGCGCTTGGTGCCGCGACCACCGGGTTGCGTGGACTTGGCGGCGCGGCAGGCGGCGCAAGCCTGGCCATCGGCGGACTGGTTGCGGTGCTGGCCGTCTTGACGGCGGGGATTTATGCCGCATCTCAACGAGCCGTCAAATTTGAGGCTGATCTCGGCCGTCTTAATATGCAGCTTAAGGGCGGCGCTCGTGATTTTATGGATTGGGCGCAGAGCTTGGGGTTTGCACGTGAGACGGCGGCGTCGATGGGTGCGACTTACGCTACACTGCTCTCATCCTTTATCGAGGGGCAAGAGGATCTTAATAACGCTACCAAGCTGCTTGTGCAAACGACGCGCGTCGTGGCGTCGGCAACAGGACGATCTATCGAGGACGTCATGGAGCGGATGCGCTCCGGTCTGCTTGGTAACACCGAGGCTATTGAAGACCTGGGAATTTTTGTCAATGTCTCCATGATCGAGTCGACCAAGGCTTTCCGGCGTTTTGCTGGCGATAAGTCTTGGGAGCAACTCGATTTTCAGATGCAACAGCAGATCAGGCTTGCCGCGATCCTGGAGCAAGCCTATGACCGCTACGGCGACCAACTGCAAGACAATGTCATGACCAAGCAAGAGTTGCTGATGGAGCAACTCAAGGACATCAAGCTCAATCTGTCTCAGGCGTTTTTACCGATCTGGGACGCCGTGCTACCAGCGCTAACAGAGCTTGCAAGCTCACTGGCCTATGTCACGGAGCAGATCGCACGCTTTACGTACTGGCTGCGCGGGTGGGATTATGACGAGCGCACAAGGGGCTTGGATCAGTATGGGGATGTCATCAAGGATACAGGTGATAACTTTGATGATATGGCCGACAGCGCGGCAAAGGCGCGCTCCGAGCTTGCCGCTTTTGACCGTCTCAACCTCTTGGGCTTTGGCAAAGTAGGTGACGGCGTCTCCGGTGGCGGAAGTGGGCAGTTTGAGCCGCCCGAGTACGGCAATCTGCTGCCGGGAGAGCGGGACGTGCGCAACTGGTCCGATCTGTTTTATTTATGGGTCGCCAAACAGTTGAGACGGATTAAGGACTTGCGGCCGCGCATCAAGTTTGATCCGCCTGATCCGCCGGATGCTGGCGTGGGCGGCGTTGCGACTAATGTTGTCGCGACTGTCAATCGATTGTCGGCTCAGCTCAAGGCGCGTTACGCCAACACGTGGGCCGATCTGGATGCGCAGACGCAAGTCGGTTTGACGGGACAGCTCTCTCAGTTTGCCGGATTTGCGTCTATATTGGCGCCCCAGTGGTCTGAGCTATGGGCGCAATTACGATCCATCGCGCAAGTTGAGTCAGGCACGATTCGCACGACTTGGCAGACGATGCTTGACAGCATGCTGGCTAAACTGCGGAGCACGGTGCCACCGGTGCAGACCGACTGGCAAACGATCAACGCATCTGTACGGAGTACGCAGCCGGCGCTGAGCGAGACAAAGTTGACTTGGGATGTCACGCTGCGCGATATGCTGGCGAGATTGACTGCGCACGTCCCGCAGTTTGAGGTCGGATGGTGGCGTATCGGAGACGCAATCCGGTCTATCCTTAGCCCGTTAAGCGAAGTGCGGCTGTCATGGTCTGAAGCATTGGGTGACATGTACGCGACGATCCAGCAGCGCGTATCCGGCATCGTCAACCAAGTCCAGCAGGCGATCACAGCGCTGCGCAACTTGCAGCAGGCTAGCGGACAAACGCCGAGCACATCGCCAGCCCCGGCACCGGCGGCCGCACCTGCCCCGGCCAATACCAGCAAAGCGCCTGCAACATCGCCTACGACCGCGCCTGGTGCCAGCATTTTTGATGACTTGATCTGGACTCAGCGAGCCGTCAGCACAATCGGTCAGGCGCAGCCGCAGCAGTCCTCGCAAAAATCCTTTGACCTTACGACGTGGCAGGGTTGGGTGGAGGGCTGGACGTACGGCTTGCGGCCGGAGACGATGCAGCGCGCCGGAGAGTGGCTCGAAGAGGAGATGTCCAAGCCGCAAAACGAGATACCGTTGACGCTTTTGGAGCGCCTCGGGCTGGGCGGCGCATTGAAAGCTGTCGGCAAAGGCGCCCAATGGCTGCAAAAGACACTTAAAAAGGCCGTCCCTGCCTTTGCGAGCGGAGGCGTTGTAAGCGGCCCTACGCTGGGTTGGGTCGGGGAGTATGTCGGCGCGGTTAACAACCCCGAGGTGATTGCACCGCTCTCTGATTTAGAGAGTATGATCGACAACCAAGAGCAAATTGATATTTTGCGGCGGATATTGGCGGCGATCGAGCGCGGACAGGTCGTGACAGTGACAATCAGTGAAGACGAGATCGCGCAGGCAGCTGTACGCGGACATAACAAGATTGCACGGCGCACCGGACGGTCGCCGTTTATCATTTAACGGAGGTGGTCTCAGTTGTATATCGCCATCAACGGTGTCGAGTTGCCCAAGTATCCTAACAAATTTACTGTCAAAGTGATGGACCTTGACAACGGTGAGACCACTACCCGCACCGCCGACGGCACGCTGCACCGCGATCGGATCGCGGTAAAGCGGCAGTTAGAAATGGCTTGGCCACCGCTTAAATGGGAGGACCTGTCCGCCATTTTGCAGCTGATGCAAGCTGTCTTTTTTGATGTCACCTACCCTGATCCACAGACAGGCAAGCAGGAGACGCGGAGATTTTACACGGGAGACCGCACCGCACCGATCGCGTTTGAGCGCGGCGGTGTGATGTGGTGGCATGGTCTTGAGGTCACGTTGACGGAGGAGTGATGTGAATGATAACGAACCAAGAACTCCGCGACTACTGGAAAAAGGTCGCGGATGCGGTTAGTGATAACAAGATGCAAACGAACCTGCCGCCAGATGCAGCGAGAGCGACTAAGCAAGATACGATGATCGCATCTCTAGGTAACCCGACCGATGCAGAAGCTACGGGCGCTGGCTCTATCATCGGTGTGCTTAAGAGACTGCGGACGTTGATAGGCGATACGATCGTCACGATTGGATCCGCGATCGGCAACAAGGCGCAGCTAATCGCGGGGAGTGACGGAACAAACGCGCGGGCGATTAAGACGGCATCGGACGGCACGCTCCTTACTCAGCTAACGGGGAGTATACCGCGAAAAGTCACGATCGAAACGTTGGCAAGTGCACAGAGCGTTGCTGCGAGTGGAAACTTGGACTTGCCATACACGACACAAGGTGAAAGCGAAGTGTGGGTGCTTGTTAATATCGATAAGCAACCGTGGTCGCTACGTAGTCGCCTGTTGTGGGCTAGCACTTACGGAGTAAACAACTTTTACCCTCCGAGGAATAATGTAAGCACCGCTTATAATACGGTCTCATCCCCTGCAGGATCATTGCTACTTGCGACGCGAGCGCTTGGTGGAGGGCTGCCAGAGATCACGACGATGGAGGATGCGAAGCAGTACGCAGGAGCATACAGCACTACATTCAGGATCGAGAATGGTTCGGCGGAGACGGCTACTGTCACGCTGAAAGTAATCAGAATCTGGAGGTAATGACCTATGAGCGAAGAACGTAAGCAGCAGATAATTTCGGCACTGCAGGCGATATATGAGGGGTTTTCACCGACCGAAGATGAGCCGGAGTTGACCATGTTCGGTCTTATCTCTCGGTACAATGCAACAGGTCAGAATGCCGAATTGATCGGCGGCGATTGGGTGGTTGAAAATTGCCCAGAGCCGCTTAGAAGTCTTCCGGATTGATGGTTCTCTTATTCAACTAACGAAGTTCGTTTGCTTAACAAGGAGGTGACACCTTGGCGCAGATACCATACTGGCTTAACTCGTTTGGCCGTCCCGAGGATTATACTTTTGACCCGTCCAAGCCATATGATCCCAACGGCGACGCCACGACGGGTATTCTCACAGAGTTGCTTGGCCAGCCAGCCGGATATATCGACAAGCTCTGGCTGGATATGCTTAGCAGGCGATCGTATGACTGGTTGGTCAAAGTGGACATTAATGGCGTTGAGTACGGAGCCAGCAAGATCGTCGAGTTTTCCATTGATCACGAGGTTGGAGATCAGACCGACGGTTTTACGATCGGCAGTGCCGTGATCTCGTCTTGCACGTTACGCCTGCGCACAACGGACGAGATACCGCCAAACGCCAAGGTTGTCCCATACGTGGCACTGTCCCTTGAGTCTCTCTCGTGGGATGAGGCGGACGACGCGTGGCTCGATGCGGATTATCCATGGGATGGGTCTGGACATACTGGGTGGATGCCGCTCGGTACGTTTTACGTAGACAACCGCAAGCGCATCGATGACATCTTGGTGCTGACCTGTTTGGACGGCTTGGTCTATGCCGACATCGCCTACGTATCGCAGCTTGATTATCCGGCTACCATGCAGGACGTTTGGGCAGAGGTATGTGATCAAGCGGGCCTCGACTATGACGCATCCGTCCAGATCAACCCGTCGTATATCCTCAACGCCGCTCCAACCAATTACAGCTGCCGACAAGTGATGCAGTACATCGCCGGAGCACATGGCGCTTGCGTGCGCATGAGCCGTACAGGCGAGGTTGGCTGGCGCGTGTATCGTGCGGATGACCAACCTGCATATGAGCTGACCGAGTCCGACTATGTCCGCGTCTCGCAAACCAACCCGCTCAAGACGTACAAACGCCTTGTTGTGGTCTATGACGAGGATGAGCAGTTGGCGTATGAAGCGGGTGAGGGGACAGAAAACGAAACGCTGTATATGACCAATCCGCTGATGTCGCAGGCTATGGTCGACGCCTTGCATGCGCAGATCGACGGTCTGTCATATATGCCGATTGAGATGGATGTGCGCGGATACCCGCACATGCTCGTTGGTGAGCGGATTTTTTACGTGCGCAGAGGCGAGGTATATCAGTCTTTGATCTTGCGACAGACGTACAGTTTTAAGGGCGGCTTGTTTATGACGCTTGACGCCCCGAGCGTATCGGAGCAAGAAAGCGAGTTTGGAATTGATGGCTCGCTCACGGCGGCAGTCAAGCGGCTCAATCAAAATGCTGTCAAGTTTGGTAAGCCGTATTACGGCGTCACTCACAGCCGGACAGAGGGCATCGTCGTACAGCGCGAGGACGGGGCGGCCAAGGCGGTCTTTAACGCGGATGAACTGAGCTTTTATCGGGGCAGCCAGCGCGTGCTGTATTTTGACGCGGCAAATAACCGGTATGTATTTGGTGGACACCTACAAGCCGCGTCTGGTACTTTTACGGGTGAGCTGCAGGGCGGCAGTATCACGATCGGCTCAGGTAATAACGTCTTTCGAGCTGATACGCAGGGTATATGGGCGGGTAACAGCAGTTTTAACAATGCGCCGTTTAGGGTCAATATGCAAGGACAACTGACGGCTACGAATGTAGAAATCAGCGGGACGATTACGGGATCGACGTTTATTGGCGGATACATTAATGGATCGTTTGTTACAGGTGGGATTATCGTCGGCGGATCGATCAACATAGGTAGTGGACAATTCAGTGTGGATTCGTCAGGGTTTATGACTGCTACTGGTGCGAACTTGCTGAATGGAAGTATCACGGGCACGACAAATATTAATGTGTCCAACAATGTTAGAATTGGAAGAAGACTAATATTACCTGATGATGATATTCTGAATGGAATTTATTGGGGAATTGGTTCAAGTTTTGATAATTTTCAAATTTATATCGACCCATTAACAGGAGCATTGCATTTGATCGCGCCAAACGGAATCTATGCAAATGGAGTAAGAATTGATGTATAATAGTAGAAAATGTCGAAGGAGTGATTACATGAGGAAATATGTAATTGGTTTTATTATCGGCGTTTTTCTAACATTGCCTACAGCAATATTCGCAGATGAAGTATCTAACGTTGGAAAACGTATTGCCGCGGAAGTTCCCGTTATCTTGAATGGCAAAGAGCTCCCGGTCAAAGCAGTCGCTTTCGACGGGACTAGCTACGCTCCGGTCCGGGTGATTGCCGAAGCACTGGGGCTCGAAGTTGACTTCCAAGACAGAAAGGTGATTTTGACATCACGAATCAAAAGGGACGGTGAAATAGATGAAATGGTTGAAACAACATACAAAGGATTAAAAGCGGTTAATATTGACGGAAAAACTTTTTTCAGTTTAAAAGATTATGTCGGAAAATTTAGCCCATTTGGATGGCGATATGACAAAACCACCAATAATGTATATTTAGTTGAATACGAAAGCGAGTCGTCATCTGATGTAAAAAGGGTGCTTTTAGAGGTTGATCTAAATGTTCCCGATACCTATGTTGATTATAAAGGACAGACGTATGTAAGCATTGAATACTACAGAGAGCCATCAGAATTTGATCTCCAGCAAGATGAATAACTGCCATACACAACGACGCTCCACACGGGGCGTCTTTTATTTGTGTTTGAAAGGACTGATCGCATGGCAAAAATCACTCACCACCTCCACGCCGAAATTGATCTGTCCCAGCCCGTGCCCGAGCTGTGCGCTGTGATCGCGGCGGTGCTGCAAGCGTGGACAGACAAAGAGCGGGAGGTCTTGACCAAGCTGCAAGAGGCGATCGAAGAGCACCTCAAAGTGATCGACAAGGAGGAGGCTGATAAGCGTGGTAAATCGTTACGCTAACCTTGTAGGCAGCAACAAGATCAAAGACGAGTGGCAAAAGATCAATGACGGCTTTGACAAGGTACAGCAGGACGTTGATCAATTGCAAGCCGATTTAGCGCAAGAGATCGCAGATCGCGAGGCAGCAGTTGAGTATGTTGATCAACGTGTTGATAATATCATCGTTGGTGGCGGACCGGATAAAGACCCGGAGTTGGTCGATATCCGGACTCCTGACCCATCGTATACACCGCTGGAGCCGATCAGTACAGCCGGCGGGATGACAAGGGATATGCAAGAGCAAATGGCAAAAGGTATAGGCGTATTTTCTAAATATATTTACGGAACAAATGCTCGTGGTGTAACAGCATGGACGTCCGGGGTGGACAATATCGAAAAGGCTGGTTTTTACCATATTACAGGAAATCGATCAGGGCTCCCCGTTGATGAAGATGGATATGTGATCCACCATATGGGTTCAAATCCAACATCTATTACATCAGGACTGCAGTTGTATGTCCCTTATACGCAAAATAGAATCTTTTTTCGTAGGCATAATCCTACACAATGGCTGAGTTGGATTGAATTGCAAAACAACCTTTCATATGAGACGGGAGTTTGGACGCCAGAATTACGGTTTGGCGGGATGACCACAGGTATCACTTACGCTCAACGCTCTGGTAGATATACACGTATCGGCAACCTCGTACGTTATCAAATTCGTATAAGTTTATCCAGCAAAGGTACTGCTACGGGAGCTGCAACCATAGCTGGGCTGCCTTTTGTGCATTTGGGGTCTGAGCCTCTCGCGTCAGATGCGGTTGGCGCTTTTTATTATCTCAATTTACCTGCAGGGACGACGTATGTGCATACGATGGCTGTTGCTAATCAAGCGGTGATACAGTTACGTGCGGGTGGCAATAATCTCGCTCCAAATACACTCGATAACACTAACTTTACGGACAATACAATTATCATTATGCAAGGTTCCTACATGATAGGAGGATGATGACATGCTCGAAAAAATCACTTTAGATATGTTGACACGAGACAGCGTCAGCGTTAAAACAGAAAAATTCATTGAGATTGACGGTGTCGAATACCAAGTCGGCGAACCGCATCGCAAAGCATACGTGAACAGTCTTTCCGGTCGTGCTGCGGTGGTGGCTGAATTGCCAGAAGCCCAAGCGAATGCCATCATGGCGGTGTGGGGCGACACAGCAACGATCAATGAGGGGGCCGAATGATTGGCTCCCTTTTCATTTTTATATAGGAGAGTGATCAAAGTGGAAACCCAAATCAAGGCTGCTGCCGCTGTCGGTGGAGCCATCGTATCATTTTTATTTGGAGGGTGGTCAGCATTGCTGACAATACTATTAGCATTTGTTGTAATGGACTATATCAGCGGAGTGCTGGCCGCCGGAAAAGAAGGCAAGCTGAGCAGTGAGGTCGGGCTGTGGGGCATCGCCAAAAAGGTGATGATTTTCGGCATTGTCGCCGCCGCTCATTTGGTTGATCGTGCGCTAGGCGACGCGCACCTGTTCCGCGATGCGGCGATTTTCTTTTTCTTGGCTAACGAGCTTTTGAGCGTGATTGAAAATTCGGGCCGTCTCGGAGTGCCGATCCCTTCGATGTTGCGGAGGGCGGTGGAAGTGTTGCGAGGGAAGGGGGATGTCAGCGATGCGGATCGTCATTGACGCCGGCCACGGGCCGGAGACAGCCGGCAAGCGGTCCCCGGACGGATCGCTCCGGGAATATCAGTTCAACTCGGCGGTCGCCCGGTACGTCGCTGACACGCTCCTGCACGGGTATGAGGGCGTGGAAATCCTCATGACCCATGACGACAGCCGGGACGTGCCGCTCAAGGAGCGCACGGACAAGGCGAATGCGTGGAAAGCTGATCTGTTCGTGAGCATCCACGCGAACGCCGCGGGGGAAGGCTGGAGCGCTGCGCAAGGCATCGAGACATATGTTTACACGTCCCGACCGCCTGATGCTGTCGCACTCGCCAACGCCGTACAGCGACATCTCATCCGCGCTACGGGTCGTCCGGATCGCGGGGTGAAAACTGCAAACTTTCATGTGCTGCGGGAGACGAAAATGACGGCCATCTTGGTGGAATGCGGATTCATGACGAACCGGCAGGAGTGCGAACTGCTCAAATCCGACGACTACCGCCGGAAATGCGCGGCGGCCATCGTCGCCGGGATCGTGGAGACGCACGGGCTGAAACCGAAACAGCCCGTGCGGGAGCCGGCGACCGATGAAGTGTCCGCATGGGCCCGCGAGGCCCGCGATTGGGCTGTAAGCCGCGGCATCACAGACGGCACGCGACCGAAGGACGCTGTAACCCGGGAAGAAGTGTGGACGATGCTGTACCGCATGAGTTTCTTTGTGTAAGCAAAACGAACCCCCGCCCAGCCACACGGCCAGGCGGGGATTTTTTTCTTGAATCCCGAAATGGTCCCAGGGCGTATATATGCACTCGCTGTGGATGGCCGGTTCCGGGGTATGAGCGGCTGTTTGTTGAGCGGATCCAGTGGCTAAATGAGAAGAAGGGAAATTCCTCCTATGTATCGAAGTTTTGAAGCTGGGAGGGGATTTCTATATGAAGAAGAGAATCATTTCATTAATAACAGCAGTTGTCTTGCTCGTTTCGCTCACGGTCAGTGTCACAGCATCTGGTACTTTGATCGAGATTAGCGCATACCAAAATCACGGCATCAATTTCAAGATCAACGGTAAAGAATGGACACCGGAGCAGCCACCAATCACATTTGACGGCCGCACATACTTGCCGTTGCGATCAGTGGGGGAGGCGCTGGGCGCTCTGATCACCTGGGACGGGACGACGCAGACCGTCGGGATTTCGACCGGCGAAACGGCGTCGGCGGAACAATTCGATATCGTCCTGGAGTTCCCGGCCGACAAATACCCGACCGTCGCCGCGCACATCGCCAGCGCGATCCTTGCCGGCGAGAGTGCGATCTGCACGATCGACAGATCCGGAGCAGATCAACGCCGCGAACAGTCACTCGCCGGGATCCCTACCAAGGACGGTTATGATCGGGACGAATGGCCGATGGCGATGTGTGCCGAGGGCGGCGAGGGGGCGTCTGTAGCATACATCGATCCATCGGAAAATCGCGGTGCGGGAAGCTGGGTAGGAAATCAGTTGGCGGAATATCCAGACGGAACGCGGGTTAAGTTTGTCATAAGTTTTAGGGAGATGGATGCCAAGGCAGCGCGTAATGATAAACAACAGTCAGAGGGTGAGGTGTATTACCGCTCGTGTGCAGAAGCACGTGAGGCGGGAGTGGCACCGCTCAGGATTGGTGACCCAGGGTATGGTAGACATCTGGATCGAGATGGAGACGGCATAGCGTGTGAGTGATTAAGCGGTACTTGGTGGCAGGGTGGTGGCAAAAGCTACTTGTCGCCACCAAAATCTACACAAGTGTACTCGTAAAGTAAAAAGTAAAACCCCTTGAATATCAAGGGGTTTTAAGGATTAACTCAGTATAGCAAATAGCAATAAATTACCTTGAGGGGGTAGTGGGCTTACGCCCGTGGAGGTTCAAGTCCTCTCGACCGCACTTCTTTAATATCAAGGGATTTCAGACTTTTGTCTGAAGTCCCTTTTTCATTGATTTTGATCATTGGTGGCAAATTGGTGGCGAGATATTCCGGGGCGAATTTCTCTAGCTTCGCAGCTGTCTCTTTGCTTAACTTTTTTGTGACATGGGTGTAAATATTCGCAGTTGTTTCTTGCCTGGAGTGCCCGAGACGTTCCTGTATCGCTTTTAACGGAGTTCCATCTTCGATCAATAATGTCGCGGCTGTGTGCCGCAGATCGTGGAGGCGAATATAACGCAAACCATGCCGTTGTACGAATTTTTTCCACCAATGAGATGGTTGTGAATGATATATCGGTTTGCCGAATCCGGCATGGAATACGTACTGCTTATCTCCTCCCAGCCATTTATCGCCCACTTTTAGTTTTCCCCTTACCCATTCACGATACCATTCCTTTAGTTCTCTCATATACCATGTAGGCATGTCCACCGTACGGATTGAGCTTTCTGTTTTTGGTTTCTTAATCACCGCCTCTCCTTTTCGTGTGAGGGATATGCTTTCGTCGATCGTTATTGTATTCTCTTCAAAATTGACATCCTGCCATTGCAACGCCAGTAGTTCTCCGCGTCTGAACCCTCCGATCATTGCACCCAAACAGAACAGGCGCCACATCCGTGGTTCTTTGTATAAGGCGTCAATAGCTTGAATGACCTCATTTTCTTCATAAAAATCTGGTTTTGAATATTCTACTTTTGGTTTTTTTATTCCCTCCATAGGGTGTGACGGGATCACTTTCCATTCAACTGCTCTGTTCAACACATTTTTTAGTACGCGGTAAATATACTCAATCGTGCCTGAGGAAAGAGTTTCTCCTCGACCATCCTTCCTTGCTCCTGGCTTTTCTAAATCGTTTAGGAATGTCACAATATGTAGAGGTTTAATTTGATCTATTCGCTTGTGCCCAAATGCCGGAAGGATGTGATTTTGCAAATGATGTTGGTACGTCTTAAGCGTCAGAGGCGCCAGTGATTTTTCCGCATATTTCTCCCGCCATTCATTCACAAAAGATGCAAACGTCATCTTCTCAGGTGCGATATACTCTCCTGATTCCACTTCGATCTTAAATTTAGTGAGCTCTTCATTCAGATAATTTTTAAGTTTTCTTGTAGTTCGTAGTAATGCCTCATCCTCAATTTTGATCGTCTTTGTACGCCTGATACGCTTTCCGTCTGGCCCGTAACCGGCATCTACGACCAGGCGATAAGATGCATGTCCACGGTGTTCAATGTACGCCAATGTTATCGTCTCCTTTATCACAAACATATGTTCGGCTCGACAACTGAAAGTGGATTAAAATAAATGATGTACTTGTCCACTTTTACATATAGACCATGTTTATCCCGATAATGATCGACGGCTGCTTGTAAAAACTCTTCCGCGATCCCTAAATACTCCGCCAACTCATGCCGGTCGTGGACCCCCGATCGACAAGCATCGATGATTTTTTTTAACGGGACCAGCCTTTCATATGCCCAAGCGCGTGCGCGCTTTTCTTGTTTAAGGTTCGATATCTTAGACTGGTCCAGTATGTCACCAACGGTTGTGTGGTGATGGCCGAGCTCCTCGGCAAAAATACACGCTTTTTCTGCTACGGTAGGTAGTTCACGATTGATCCAAATAACACCATCGCTGTACAGACCTTTGATCCTGGGTGGCATTTTTCTTTCAACGATGTCTATCCCTTGTTGCGTTGCCTCCCGTAGCAGGGATTCGTACATAGCATCACTCCTCGCTGTTTTCGCGCATGGATCTTCTCATCTTCACATACTGTTTGAACTCTTCGATCTCCCTCAACTCTTCTTCTGTCCAATCATCGTTGTCACCGTCAAAATGAGCTGCAATGGTTTGGATGTCGTCCTTAATACCAAGCAATTCATCTAAGGACACATTAAAAAACAAAGCAAGAATTCTTGCGATGTCTAATCTAGGTTCTACAATGTCGTTCTCCCACTTTGAGATCATACCTTTGTTAATTGTTGTGTCGAACCTCTCATTTAGACGATCTGCTAATTCATCCTGTGATAGCCCTCTTTTTGCCCTCAACTCCTTTAGTTTGTTGCCAAATGAATACATCACACACTCTCCTATCCTACATCAAAATTTAGATACATCTAAATGATAATACGAAGGTTTCAAAATTGCAACAAAAATTTAGAGAAATCTCAAAATAGTTATTGACTTTGAAACCCGAAGTGTTTATACTCAAGACACAGGTTTCAAAAAAGAAACGTTATTTACTGCAATTTGGGAGGTGATTAATTTGAAGTCGGTAAGCAGACGCCATACTCCCTATTCAAAATTCAAAGCATTCCTTATCGAAAATGGCATTCAGCAACGCGAAGTTGCAGAATTACTGGGAAAGTCAACCTCTGCATTGAATCAAAATCTTAATGGGACTGGTGGAGACTTTTCTCTTGCAGAAGTCAGAATCATATGTAAGAGGTATGGGATTAGTGCGGACGAGTATTTTTTGTATCCTGAGGTTTCAAAAATGAAACAGAAAGTAATTTGAAAGGAGGGTCAACATGTCTCCGGAAAGTGCATTTGCCGCGATTATCAATCAGTTACACGCTCAACTAAAATCTGAACTCCTGGAGGAATTACGCGCAGAACTTGGCGCTGCGCCTGATCGCACGCTGACATTTGCCGAGGCTTGCAAATACCTGCACATGTCAGAGTATACGCTACGGCAACTGATCCGTAATAAGCGCATCCCGCACCGGGTTTACGGTGCGGCGGGTTCTAAAAACCCGCGCTATCTGTTCAGCAAAAGTCGCCTGGATCAGTGGATCCGGGAGCAAGAAGAAATAAACTATCAACCGATGGAGGAGTAGAAAAATGAATAAACCGCAAATTTTCAGCCACACCGTTTTTGGTGAATTGCCAGTCATCTTTGCAAACGGCACTGAATGGTTCGGAGCGGTGGAGGCTGCAAGAGCGCTATCTTTCTCCGATCCGCACAAAGCCGTTGTCAACCACGTTGACGAAGATGACTCGACGGTCCATCCAGTCATCGATTCGCTTGGCAGGATACAACGAAAAAAGTTTGTCAACGAGTCCGGTCTGTACAGTCTGATCTTTGGCGCCGCCAGGCAAGGCAACAACCCGGAGATCAAAGCCAAAGCCAAACAGTTTAAGCGCTGGGTGACTAGCGAAGTCCTCCCTGCCATCCGTCAGCATGGTGGCTATCTGACGCCGCAGAAGATCGAAGAGGTGCTGCTCAACCCGGACGTAATCATCGATCTGGCTCAAAGGCTAAAACAAGCCAATGAGGAGAAAGCCAAACTGGTCGCCAAGATCGAAGAAGACAGACCGAAAGTCATCTTTGCCGACTCGGTGGCTACCAGTAAATCGAGCATCTTGATCGGAGACTTGGCGAAATTGCTCAAACAAAACGGCTACGAAACTGGACAAAAGCGGCTATTTGAGCAGCTCAGAAACGAGGGCTATCTGATCAAGCGCAAGGGCGCTGACTACAACATGCCAACACAGCGTGCAATGGAACTGGAGCTCTTTGAAATAAAGGAAACGGTCGTTACCCATGCAGACGGTCACGTCTCAATCAGCAAGACTCCAAAGGTAACAGGCAAAGGTCAAATTTACTTTATCAACAAGTACGCGGGCAGGAGTGGTCAACAATGCTCATGAAAATCTGGCGCCTCTCGCCAGCGCAGATCGACGCCTACACGACCGGCGCTGACCTGGGCGAGCCGCACGAGATCGTCGACGTGCCGGTCGTGGTCTGGCCGTCAGATACCGATATGGCGACACACCGAGAGCGCGCGATGCGTGCGCATCAGACACGCAAAGCTGGCCGTTCCATGATCACCGCAGAGCTCTACAGCGAGCGGCGGGCTGCCGGTTACAGCGATCAGGAGATCGCCGAGTTGTACGGCATCAAGCTGTCGACGCTGAGGGGCTACAAGGCACGATGGAAGAGGGAGGCGGCGTTATGCACGACGACGGTCTAGGGGTGTTTAGGGGCTTCCTGTCAGCGCTGCGGATCTATGTGGTGGTAGGGGCCGTGATAGGGCTCATTTATCTAATTGTGAGGTGATAAACGATGACAACAAAAGGACGTTTGATCAATGATGCGGTAGTCAAGCTCGAAGAAGCGCTCGATAAGCTGGAAGTCGCAAGACGTAAGTTGCAGGATGCACGTAACCCGCGTCATGTCGATTTGACTGTCAAGATCGAGGATCTGAGACAGATCTATGAGATCTTGACGGATCCGGAGTGTACGCCTGAGATCGAGGAGGTTGAGTGATGCCAAGACCATGCGGAGAGTTTGATGCCTACGCTCACCACGACGACCGGGTGGATCGACTCGGCCGGCTGTTTGTAGCGCTGCGGCTGCGGGAGAAATACGGCATCACGTTTGAACGGTGGCTGGAGATGATCGAGCGCGGAAGTTGGGCTGCGGTGGTTGAGGAGAGTGTTTGAAAGGAGGTGATTCAACATGTCGCGATCTGAGCGGGTAAAAAGGTGCAATACGCTCATGGAATTGATGAAGCACGCGAAATCAAAGCGAGTACTAGAATTATACAGTCGGCAACTTGAACGCTGTGCTTCGCGGCTAAAACAAAAAGAGCAGTCGAAAAAAGCGACCGCGTAAAGAAAATCGACTTTCAACTATTATAACACAACATTTTACCGGGAGGAATCATCCATGCCTGTACTTATTCAAATCAACGGCGAAAACGCCGAACAAGCAATCCAAGAACTTGCCGCTCTCTCCACAGGTATCGTTGGTCGGAGCGTGCCGGTCGAATTCGCTCCGGTGCCGGAAACTCCGAAAGCCGAACGCACCGCGCGGGCTGCACGCACCAAGCCGGAACCGGCCAAAGCACCGCCGGCTACCCCGCCGGAGCCGGAAGACGAACCGGCCAACGACGAGCCCGATACCAATGACAGCGATACCTCCGACGAACCGATCCCGACCGATGTTGAGCTGCGCGAAATCGCGAGAAACGTCGGTGCGAAGGGACCGGAGGCAAAAGCCGCGATCAAGGAACTGCTCGGCAAATACGGCGTGCCGAACATCACGGCTGTGCCGGAAGCCAAACGGATCGCGTTCAAACGCGAACTGGAGGCGTTGGCTGAATGACGACATCAAAGAACCAAGCACGGGATCTGGAGGCTGACCTCGCGATCTGCGAAGCGGCGACGCCGGGACCTTATACAATCGAACCCTGCAGATGCGGCCATTCAGCCTGCAAGTTCGTGTTCATCTGTAAAATCACATATTCTGATGGCCGCTTGTTACCGGAAGATGCCCGTTTCATCGCCGAAGCCCGGGAGGGCTGGCCCTATGCGATCCGGCGGGCTCTGGAGGCGGAGGCCGAAATCGACCGCCTCCGCGCTGAAAACGCCATGCTGCTCGAAGCGCTGAACCAGCGCGGGTGTGGGTTATGATCGCCGCCCACGCTGAACGGGCACACTCGCTACTGGCCGCCTCCAAGGCGGAGCAGTGGATCAACTGCCCGCCAAGCGCCCGGTTGCAGGAAGGCGTTCCGGACCGGCGGAGCGAGTACGCGGACGAGGGGACGCTGGCGCATGAGCTGGCCGAGACGAAACTCCGGCGCCGGCTGCTCCCCTGCAATTCCGCGGAGAGTGAACGCCTCGACGCCCGACTGCAGGAGATCCAGGCCAACCCGCTGTACTCCGCGGAGATGGAGCGGCTGATTCAAGAGTATGCGGAGTTCGTCGAAGAGCGATATACGGCCGCGAAGGCCCGCAGTCCGGACGCCGTGATACTCCTCGAAGAGCAACTGGATTATTCCGAATGGACCGCCCCGGGGCAAACGGGAACCGGCGACGTGGTGCTGATCGCGGACGGGACGCTCGAGCTTATCGACCTCAAGTATGGGAAGGGCGTCCCGGTCAGCGCCGCTGGCAACCCGCAGATCCGGCTGTACGCGCTCGGCGCCTGGTCGGGATACGGCTTTCTGTACGACATCCGGGAGATCCAGATGACGATCTACCAGCCGCGTCTCGACAATATCAGCACCGACACGATGACGGTCGAGGAACTGCTCGACTGGGCTGAGAACGTCGTCCGCCCCGCCGCCGCACAAGCTTATGCCGGCGAAGGGGAATTCAGTCCGGGAGACCACTGCCGTTGGTGCAAAGTGAAAGCAACATGTCGCGCTCGTGCTGATGAGAACATGAAGGCACTGCAATATGAATTTCAAGATCCAGCGCTGCTGAGTTTGGAGGAGATAGGGAACATTTTGCACATTGCCCAAAAACTCTACGCATGGGCTAAGGATGTAGAGGATTACGCCTATGAGCAGACGCTTGCCGGGAATCGCGTTCCAGGTTGGAAACTGGTTGAGGGGCGAAGCAATCGCATAATTACAAACAAGGAAGCCGCTAAAGAAGCCCTCACAGCAGCCAGGATAGAGCCGGACAGATTCCTGAAGGTCGATCTGTATGGAATCAGTGAGCTGGAGAAGCGAATCGGCAAAAAAGAACTGGCGTCAATCCTTGGCGATCTGATACAAAAGCCACCTGGCAAGCCGGTACTTGTACCGGAAACGGACAAACGACCGGAGTTGAACAGTATTGAACATGAATTTGCAGATATCAATTTGGAGGACTGATATAAATGGCAATTGATAATCAAGCAACTAAAGTCATCACCGGGAAAGTACGTCTTTCGTATGCACATATTTGGCAACCGCAATCCATCGACGGCGGGGAAGAAAAATACAGTTGCTCGATCCTTATCCCGAAATCAGACAAGGAAACACTCCGCAAGATCAAGGCGGCGGTCGACGCAGCCATTGAGCAAGGAAAAAACAGCAAGTGGGGCGGAAAAATCCCGCCAAACTTGAAAAAGCCGCTCAGGGACGGCGACGAGGAACGCCCGGATGATGAAGCTTATGCAGGACACTATTTTCTCAATGCAACAAGCAAGACCAAGCCGGGGATTGCCAAGCCGATTGGCAAGGGACCAGATGGAAAGGTTAAATTCCAAGAAATCACGGATACGACGGAAGTTTACTCCGGCTGCTACGCAAAGGTGAGCTTGAATTTCTATCCATTCGACGCGCGGGGTAATCGCGGTGTAGCGGTTGGGCTCAATAACATTGTCAAAGTCCAAGACGGCGAACCGTTGGCAGGTCGTGCGAGCGTACAAGAAGAGTTTGCTAACGAAGACTTTGACGACATCGTGGATATTAGCAATGACGATGACGACTTTTTGAACTAATTGGCATATAGGGGATTCGGAATTGGATCCCCTTCTCTATCCAAAGATTCGAGAGGAGAACCAGTATGGGTATAAACGAACTAGTGAAAAAAGCTCATCAAACGGCAATCGATAAAGGCTGGTATGAAGAGCCGCGGACGTTTGGCGAAGTGATCGCCCTCATGCACTCCGAACTGTCCGAAGCGCTGGAAGATTACCGAAACGGCCGCGACATCCGGGAAATCTACTTCGAGGACGAGAAACCGTGTGGCATTCCGATCGAGCTGGCGGATACAGTTATTCGAATCGCAGATACCTGCGGACATTTCGGCATCGACCTCGAAACGGCTATCCAGCTCAAAATGCGGTACAACGCAACGCGGCCGCACAAGCACGGTGGAAAACGGATATGACCGTCCTGCAGATTGACCTCGAAACCTATTCCAGCATCGACCTCAAAACCTGCGGCGTGTATCGCTATGTGGAGGCCTCCGATTTCGAGATCCTGCTCTTTGCCTACGCCTACGACGACGATCCGGTCCAAGTGGTGGATCTGACGGCGTTCGAGGAACTGCCGGAGCAGGTGATGCGGGACCTGACTGATCCTTCCGTCATCAAAACCGCATTCAACGCCAATTTCGAGCGGGTTTGTATTGCAAAGCATTTCGGTATTGAGTGCGACCCTCGCCAGTGGCGCTGCACAATGGTTTGGGCATCGGCGTTGGGACTGCCTGGGGGCCTGGAAGACGTGGCCGAAGTGTTGGGGCTGGAAGCGAAAAAAGACCAGCGCGGAAAGATGCTGATCAAATATTTCAGCGTCCCATGCGCCCCGACCAAAGCCAACGGCGGCCGCACCCGGAATTACCCGGAGCACGATCCAGAGAAGTGGCAGCAATTCATAGAGTACAACCGCCAGGACGTTGTCGTGGAGCGGGAGATCCGGCGCAAGCTTGAGAGGTTTCCGCTACCTAATCACGAATGGGAGCTATGGGCTCTGGATCAGGAAATCAATGACCGGGGCGTTCGGCTCGATCCAGTGCTGGTCAAACAAGCCATACGTTGTGATCAACAATATGAGCAGCGGCTGGTCCAAGAAGCGAGGGAGTTGACGGGGCTTGAAAACCCAAACAGTGTGGCGCAACTAAAAGAATGGCTGGCGGAGCAAGGTCTTGACGCTTCGGAGGGTTTGAATAAAGAGCAAATGCCAATTCTGCTCGATCAGGCGCCAGACGAGGAGACGCGACGGGTGCTGGAGCTGCGGCAGGAGATGGCAAAGACCAGCGTGGACAAATATCACGCGATGGAGCGCAGTATGTGCGCCGACGAACGGGCCCGGGGACTTCTCCAGTTTTGCGGCGCCGGGCGAACATGGCGCTGGGCTGGCCGGCTGATTCAGGTGCAAAACTTACCGCAGAACAAGATCAAGGACTTGGCGCTTGCCCGGGAAACGCTCCGAAATGGCGATTTCGAGATGCTGGAGATGCTTTTCGGTCCGCCACCGTTCGTCCTGTCGCAGCTCATACGGACGGCCTTCATTCCGTCGCCAGGTTGCCGGTTCATCGTCGCGGACTTCTCGGCCATCGAGGCGCGCGTGGTTGCTTGGTTGGCTGACGAGCACTGGGTGCTCGATGTGTTTCGCGATCACGGAAAGATTTACGAAGCAACGGCGGCTATGATGTTCAAGGTGCCGCTCGAGACGATCACCAAGGGACATCCGAACTATGAGTTGCGCGCGAAGGGGAAAGTCGCAACACTCGCCTGTGGATATCAAGGCGGACCGAACGCTCTAATTGCCATGGGGGCGCTCAAAAGCGGTATACCGGAAGACGAACTGCCCGGACTCGTCAAACAGTGGCGGGAAGCCAACCCGAACATCGTCCGACTGTGGTCCGACGCCGAGGAAGCCGCCATCCGGGCCGTCCGCGAGAAAACCACCGTACCGCTCAAGCACGGCGTCCGGTACCGCTACGCACCGGGATACCTGTTCGCGGATCTGCCCAGCGGCCGGAGTCTCGCATACAAAAACCCGCGCATCAAACCGGACCCGAATTTCGGCAAGGACGGCCTCGTGTTCGACGGCATGGACCAAGTCAAGAAGAAATGGATGTCGCACCGTACGTATGGCGGCCGGCTCGTGGAAAACCTGGTCCAGGCCATCGCCCGGGACTGTCTGGCTGTTGCGCTAACTAGGTTGGATGCGCTCGGGTATGACATCGTCATGCACGTCCATGACGAGGTTGTGTTGGATGTTCCGATCGGATTTGGCTCCGTGGAAGAGGTTACGGAGACCATGAGTCAGCCGATCAACTGGGCGCCGGGTCTGCCGCTTGCGGCGGCAGGCTTTGAATGTGAATTCTATCAGAAGGATTGATTAAATGAGGCAGATCGATCTTTTCGCCGGCATCGGCGGGATCAGCTTGGCGGCGGAGTGGGCCGGCATTGAGACGGTCGCTTTTTGCGAGAAAGAGCCGTTCGCGCAAAAGGTACTGCGCCGCCGCTTCAGGCGCTGCCTATTTTGTACGGTATTCGCGTGATTCATGAATTTCTTCTGAAAGGAGGGCGCTTATTTTGAACTCATACGAATCCTTCATCCAAAGCAAACGTGCCACGATGCCACCGGTCGGCCTCCACGTCGACCGGGATGCACTCCATCCCAGCTTGTTCGACTTCCAGCGCGATATCGTTCGCTGGGCGCTCAGGCGGGGCCGGGCGGCGATATTCGCCGGTACAGGACTCGGCAAAACGAGAATGCAAACGGAATGGGCCATGCACATTCACCGCCTGACCGGTGGTGACGTGCTTATGCTCGCCCCGCTGGCGGTCGCTGCGCAAACAGTACGTGAGGCCGCAGAGCTGGGGTACGAAATCACGATATGTCGGAGTCAGGACGACGTCCGGCCTGGGCTCAACATCACGAACTACGAAATGTTGCACAACTTCGAACCGGTTTTCTTCGAAGGCGTCGTGCTGGACGAAAGCTCAATCCTCAAATCATTTACGGGTAAGATCCGAACCCAGCTGATTGAGATGTTCGCCTCCACACCATATCGGCTCGCCTGCACGGCGACGCCGGCACCGAACGACTTCATGGAGCTCGGCAACCATGCGGAATTCCTGGGCGTCATGAGCCGGACGGAAATGCTCTCCATGTTCTTCGTTCACGACGGCGGCGAAACGCAGAAATGGCGCCTGAAAGGCCATGCGGAAGATGCGTTCTGGAAGTGGGTGGCCTCTTGGGGTGTCATGCTCGAAAAACCGTCCGATCTCGGATACCCGGATGACGGATATATCCTGCCGCCGTTGAACGTGCAGGACGTCGTGATCGACGTAGGCGGAGAGCCTGCCAAGACGCTGTCGCAGCGGCAGCGGGCGCGCCGGGAGACTGTTGCCGAACGGGTGGCGGCTTGCGCAGAGATCGTCAACGCGACGGATCGGCCGTTCCTCGTCTGGTGCGACCTGAACGTCGAATCGGAGATGCTGGCGGCGGCCATCCCGGGCGCTGTCGAGGTGAAGGGGAGCGACAAGCCGGCGTTCAAAGAACAGGCAATGCTCGACTTCGCCGCCGGCAAAATCCGCGTGCTGGTCACAAAACCCTCAATCGCCGGATTCGGGATGAACTGGCAACATTGCGCCGATATGGCGTTTGTCGGGCTCTCGGACAGCTTCGAGCAGGTCTTTCAGGCGATCCGGCGGTGTTACCGGTTCGGACAGACGCGGCCGGTCAACGTGTATATGATCACATCCAGCCGAGAGGGCGCCACGGCTGAGAATATCAAGCGAAAAGAAGCCGACTTCCGCCGGATGGTTGAGGAAATGGTCAAGTACACCAAGGATATCACGTCGGAAGCAATCCGTTCCACAGAACGAGACGTAACCGAATATGAGCCAACACGTACGATCATCATCCCGTCGTGGTTAAGGAGTGAGACGTTTGCAGCAACAGGTTAAAGCGATTGATCAAGTCATCGAGTCTGACTTTGCCATATACAACGGTGACTGCGTGGAGATCACACGCGGTCTGCCGGACAATAGTATTCACTATTCCATCTTTTCGCCACCATTTGCTTCGCTGTACACCTATTCAAACAGCGACCGGGACATGGGGAATTGCCGAAGCGATGAGGAGTTTTTCGAGCACTTCCGCTTCCTCATCCGGGAATTATACCGAGTTATGATCCCCGGGCGGCTCGTGAGCTTTCACTGCATGAACCTGCCGACGTCGAAAGCCCATCATGGATACATCGGCATCCGGGATTTCCGCGGCGACTTGATCCGCGCGTTCGAGGCGGAAGGGTTCATTTACCACTCCGAGGTCTGCATCTGGAAAGACCCTGTAGTCGCCCAGCAACGAACCAAGGCGCTCGGACTGTTGCACAAGCAACTCGTCAAAGACAGCGCGATGAGCCGACAAGGCATTCCGGATTACCTCGTGACGATGCGGAAACCCGGCATCAATCCGGAGCCGATCGCCGGCATGCTGGAGGAATTCATTGGCGAAGGGCTGGACGTCAGTCGAGAAGCCTACGAGAGACACGCCGAAAAAGTCCGGGCGGAAGGCCGGGAGCCGTGGCCGTTCGAAATGTGGCGGAGCGTGTTCATCTGGCAGAAATACGCAAGTCCGGTCTGGATGGACATCCGGGAAACGAATACGTTGCAGTACAAGTCCGCTCGGGATGAGAAGGACGAAAAGCACATCTGCCCGCTGCAGCTTGACGTCATCGCCCGGGGCGTGGAGCTGTGGAGCAACCCAGGGGACATCGTATTCAGCCCGTTTGCCGGAATCGGGTCGGAAGGGTATCAGGCGATCAAAATGGGCCGCCGGTTTGTCGGGATCGAGCTCAAGGAGAGTTACTACCGGGTGGCCGTGAACAATCTGCGAATGGCTGTTCAGGAAGCATTCGACGAACTGCTGGGGTGAGGTGAATCCCATGGAACTGGACATTAGTTTTGGCAAACACCGAGCCGACACGAACTGGAAAGTCGAATACCTCACCTGGGACGAATTTGTCGAACGGCTGCGGAAGGTCCGCCGGACGAACGAAACAATGGCACAGTACGACCGGATGAGCGTCGCGGCCAAATTCCGGGTCAAGGATGGGCCCGCCTTCGTGGGCGGGTTCATCCGCGGTGGCCGGCGGAAGATCGAAAATGTCGAATCTCGCAGTCTGATCACGCTCGACGCCGATCATGCGGATGACGATTTCCTGTTCACCGCCGAGCTTGTCCTGGGCGGGCGCGCTTACGTTGTCTATTCTTCGCACAGTCACCGACCGGATAAACCGCGGTACCGGCTCGTCGCTCCGGCAAACCGCAGGATGAGCCTGGACGAGTATGCCGCTGTCAGCCGCAAGATCGCCGATCAGATCGGTATGACCTACTTCGACAAAACGACGTTCCAGGCCAACCGACTTATGTATTTGCCGAGTTGTTCCAAAGACGCCGATCCGGTTTTAGAAGTCTATGAGGGTGATCCGATCGACGTCGACGCGGTGCTGGCGGAATACGACGACTGGACAGACGTTATGAGCTGGCCGCGGCATCCAGAGGAGAAGAGGGCGCACAAAACAGCCACGAACAAAGCGGAGGATCCGCGAACGAAGCGCGGCATTATCGGCCTGTTCTGTCGGGCGTTCACGATCGAGGAAGGGATCGAGACTTTTCTTTCCGACGTGTACGTCCCAGGGACGCAGCCGCACCGGTACACCTACGTCCACGGCACCAGCGCAAACGGACTGCAGGTGTATCCGGATCAGGAACTCGCCTATTCGCACCAGGACAGCGACCCGGTGGCTGACGGCCGGACGTATAACCTGTTTGACCTCGTGCGGGTGCACAAGTTCGGCCATTTGGACGAGAACGTAAAAGACCATACGCCGGACGCGAAAAAGCCAAGCTGCCTTGCCATGGAGCGTTGGGCGGCCGAACTGCCAGAAGTGAAAAAGCTCATTGTCGCCGAACGCCAAGCCGAATTTTCCGAAATGGCGGAGGAATTCGACGAGGACGAAGAGGATGACCCGGACTGGGAATCAAAACTCGAAGTACATCCAAAAACCGGTCTACCGCTGCCAACGGCCGGCAACGTGGAGCTGATCCTGACGCACGGCCCCTGGCGCGGCGTGCTGGCGTATGACGCGTTCGGGAATACGGAGGTCATCCGGAAGCCGCTGCCGTGGCGGGATCGGGAACGGCCGAATCGGGAATACGAACCATGGCTGGCCGCCGACGATAAGCGGCTCCAGCACTGGTTCGCGAAGGTGTACGGCATCCAGTCCGCACGGCTCATCCAAAACGCCTTTACGGAGGTCGCCCACAAAAACGCCTTTCACCCGATCAAAAAGTACATCGAAAGCCACACTTGGGACGGCGTGCCGCGTGCGGAACGGATCTTCATCACGTACCTGGGCGCCTCGGACACGCACTACGTGCGCCAGGTGACGCGGAAGATGCTGCTTGCGGCCGTGACGCGACTGTACCGGCCCGGGTGCAAGTTTGACCAGATGCTCGTCCTGATCGGGCCACAGGGGGCCGGGAAGAGCAGCTTGCTGGCGAAGCTGGGCCGGGAATGGTTCTCGGATTCCTTGCGGACATTCGAAAACAAAGAGGCCGGCGAGCATCTCCAATCAGGATGGATCTTTGAGATTGGCGAGCTGTCGGCCATGAAAAAGTCCGAGGTCGAGGAGGTCAAGGCGTTTCTCTCAAAGACCGAGGACCGCTATCGTGTGGCTTACGACCGGCAGGTGTCGGAGTTCCCGCGGAAGTGCGTCTTTTTCGGTACGACGAATACCCGGGATTTCCTACGAGACACGACTGGTAATCGACGCTTTTGGCCGGTAGAGATCGACCCGGAAAACGCGGAAAAAAACCACTGGGAGCACTTGACTGACAAACTGGTCGGGCAAATCTGGGCGGAAGTTTTAACGTGGTTCAGGGCGGGCGAAGGCCTCGAACTTGACACGGAAGCCCGCGCGGAGGCGGAGCGGCAACAAGCGGCACACACGGAGAGCGATCCGCGGGAGGGCCTCATCATGGAATGGCTGGAATCCGAAGAACTCGACGAAATGGACCGGCCAACGGGCCAAAAACGGCAGCGCGTCTGTGCGGCCCAGATATGGGTGGAGTGTTTCGGAAAGCGCCGAGGTGATATGAGGCCGTGGGAGGCGAAAGAGATCATGGACATCATGCGACGAATTCCGGGATGGGTTGAAAGAAAAGGAAAGGCGAAAATGCCAGGTTATGGCGTTCAGAGAGTGTTTGAACGGTTGCCGTAACAGGTTGCCGGATGGGTTGTCGTGGTTGCCGCGAACCATTGCCTTTGTTGCCAAAAGGTTGCCGTAAAAATGGCTTTTACGGCAACCGCAAAAACCTTGTAATATAACGGTTTATCCTATTTAGTTGCCGTAGTTGCCTTACTTTTTAAAAGAAATAAAAAGTATATGAATAACCCTATGTTGCACAGATGCAAAAGTAGGTTAAATGACAATTTAAAGAGTACGCGCGCGTGCGCGTAAACTAGGCAACCGGAAAAGGAGGCAAAAATGCGAGAGTCTGCACTTGAACAACGATTGGTTCGTGAGGTCGAACGGTTGGGCGGCCGGGCGCCGAAATGGTCCAGTCCCGGAAACCGCGGAGTGCCGGATCGGATTGTCCTGTTGCCTGGTGGCCGGACAGTATTCGTTGAGATGAAGGCGCCAGGGGAGCGTCCCGAGCCGTTACAGGAGAAATGGGCGAGGGAGCTGCGGAAGTTGGGGCATCAGGTTTACGTGATAGATTCGCATGAAGGAATCGACCGGTTTATACGGGAGGTGGCCGGTGGGTGAAGTATGTACCGCACAAATACCAGGAGTACGCCACGCAGCGGATCATTGACACGCCCTACATTGGGCTGTTTCTGGAGATGGGTTTGGGGAAGACCGTGGCTACGCTGACCGCCATTGACCTGCTACTGCATGACTATTTCGAGGTGGACCGCGTGTTGGTTATCGCGCCGCTTCGCGTGGCAGATGATACCTGGCCGCGGGAGATCGAAAAGTGGGACCACCTGCGGCATCTCCGGATATCGAAGGTGCTGGGAAGTGCGACGCAACGCCGGCGGGCGTTGGGAGTTGATGCTGACATCTGGATCATCAATCGGGAAAACGTCGAGTGGTTGGTCAGTGAGTACGGCAGCAAATGGCCGTTCGATATGATCGTCATTGACGAGCTGAGCAGTTTCAAAAATCACCAGTCCAAACGGTTTCGAGCTCTTCGCCGCGTGCGGCCAATGATTCGGCGGGTGGTGGGTCTGACCGGCACACCGGCGCCTAATGGTTTGGTTGACCTGTGGCCACAAATTTACTTGCTGGATATGGGCGAGCGGCTGGGGAAGACGATCACGGGGTACCGGGATCGGTATTTCGTTCCGGGCGAGCGTAACGGCCATATCGTCTACAAGTGGCACGAGAAGAAAGAGGCGGAACAGCGGATTTATGAGGCGATCAGCGACATTGTGGTTAGCATGAAAGCGGAGGATTGGCTGGAGCTTCCGGAGAAGATCGAGCAGACGGTTCCAATTCGGATTTCCGGTCGTCCGTGGGAGTTGTACAAAAAATTGGAGCGTGACTTGCTTTTAGAATTCGCTGACGCAGATGTAGTTGCCCAGACAGCGGCAGTGCTGAGCAACAAGCTGTTGCAAATGGCTTCCGGCGCTGTCTACGACGAAGAACGAGGTGTGAAACATATTCACGATGCGAAATTGGATCAACTGGAGGACGATATCGAGGCAGCTAATGGTAAACCAGTGATGGTGTTTTACTACTACCAGCATTCATTGGACCGGATTCTTCAGAGGTTCCCGCAAGCAAGGGTTCTTCGGAAAGGTAAAGACGGGGTAGAAGACATTCGGGCATGGAACAATGACGAGATTCCGGTGCTTTGTTTGCACCCCAAGTCGGCTGGTCACGGACTTAACCTACAAGAATCCAGTTGTCAGACCTTAATTTGGTTTGATCAGATCTGGAGTCTGGAAGAGTACATGCAGGCGAATGCCCGGGTACATCGACAAGGGCAGACCAATCGGATCCTGATTCGTCGGTATGTAGCCGATGGAACAATGGATGAGGAAGCTGTCGAGGCGATCGAGCGGAAGGAGAAAGGCCAGGAAGCGTTGATGCAAGCTGTGAAAGCGAGAATCAATCGTGTGAGGGAGGAATTGAAATGAGCGAACAACTGGAAGTATACCGGACATATGACCCAATCAATCACCCGACTCACTATGTAACCGGCGGAATTGAGACAATCGATTTCATGAAAGCGAAATTGAGTCGGGAAGGTTTCGAGGGCTACTTAGCGGGAAACGTCTTGAAATATATCAGTCGGTATCGGCAAAAGAACGGAGTGGAAGATCTGAAAAAGGCTAGATGGTATCTGGATAGGTTGATCGAGGAGGTTGAGCGGGGATGAAATACGATCGACCGAAGGGCCACCGATACCGGCCTGTCGTGACAGTCCTCAAAGTCAAAAACGGCGTGCCGACCGTGATCCGGGTCTCCGGGCGTGAGTATGTGCTGCGGACGCCGGATCAGTTCAACCAGCGTAAGAAAGGAGCGGTGAGGCGATGAATATCACCGAACTGATCGTCCAGTACAGCGACGGCATCCGCCACTTGGACAGCTACCGCCGATCTCTCAACCGGGACAACCCGGACGAAGCCGACGAGGCCCGCACCGTCACCGGCATGCTTTCCGACATGCGTTACGCACTGGATTGGATGCGACGCGGCCGTCGTCCGGGTAGCCGGAAGGGAGCCGAGCGGAGGGATATCTACCGTCGACGGGAATTGTTGGCGCAGGTGGAGCCATTGACCGAGGATGAGCGGAGGCGCCTGATCGATTGCGTGGCCGTGATGACGGAGCGAGAGTTGACCTGCTGGCTCTTGCATATGGCGCATGGGTTGACACAGAATGAAATAGCTGATAGAATGAAAATATCGAGAGCATCTGTTCGTGTGTATCTCGAGCGGGCGAAAAGGAAGGTGCAAGAGAAAATTTCTTGACAGCTTGTCGCCATTACGTCGCCTTTATGTCGCCCGTATGTCGCCAAATTTACCGTAGCCTTTCTGCGCCCTTTTTTAGGGGCGCTTTTTGATTATCCTGAGTCTCGCCGAATGGCGGGGCTCTTTCTTTATTTCGTTCGCCGCCTCGCTGGGTGGGGTGCAGCGCCCACCTCCTCCGCCGGGACCGGTCCGGTGCGGGGCGGTTGTCCGGGACTGAGGTGATTCCATGCGAAGACCTAAACGACCATGCAACCATCCCGGTTGTCGGAGACTTGTTGAAAAAGGATATTGTGACGAACATCGAAAACAACGTCATCAAGAATATGACCGCTGGCGCGGGTCGTCTGCAGAGCGCGGGTATGGACACAGGTGGCGGAAATATCGGGAGTGGTTTTTGAAGCAGCATCCACTTTGCGTGAGATGCCGCGAGGACGGAAAACTGGAACCGGCTACGGTGGTTGACCACAAAATACCTGTGACGGGTGCGGATGATCCGTTGTTCTGGGACACAGATAACCATCAGCCGATGTGCGATCGATGCCACAACATCAAGAGAGCGACAGAGGATAAGGAGACGTGGGCGAGGAGGCGTCAGGGGTAGGGGGGTCGAAAAAGCTGGGGGGTGTTTCAACTTGACT